ATTTGCCAAGGTCGAGTATGACAAAGATTCAAACCTTCTGTCTCAGTATCTAAGACAAGGTATTTTTGACCGAAATTAAATCGTAGTAAATTATCCTTCATATTGTTTATAAGATTCCCAGCAAAACGAGTCGCTTCCACAATGCTCTAAGTTTGGATTAGACAAAGAGCGTTCTTTACCAAAGGTACGATTGCATATGCATTTATAAGTTTGCCAAGCTGAAAAATCTTCTTTATTTTTGTAATAGATAGATTTTACTTTTTCGATATGCAGATTATTTTCCTGAGCGTATTTAGACGCTTTCTCAAGAATGAATTGATCGAAAGGAAGATCGTTGTCTTCGATAAAGATTGTCGGTTTTGTGAATCCAAAATTAGGGACACACTTTCTACCGATAAAATTATTCATGTAAATAAATGAATCGTAAAATGGAATGCAGAGTTTTAAATCATATGTCCAATATTGTTTGAGTAGATCACAATCTACTAAACCTTTCGATTCCTTATTCGCGATAGAATAAATTTTAGTTAGAGCTTTGATACCAGCATCGTTCTTTCCCATCAGAACTATCTTGTGCAGAGTATCGTTTGACTCTAAGAATTCTGGAGTTCTCTGGTTCACGCATCCAATGCGTAAACCAAAAATTAATTGAACCCCTGCTTCCTTGCATCTTGTATGTGCATTCAAGAAGCCGATCATAGAATCTTCTACCAAAACAATCTGGTTTAAATTCTCTTCTTTGGCGATAGAGAGAATACTATCAGATCCTCCTTCTTTTACTTTAGAAGGATCGTCTAATGTTAGTATCGACTTGCCGATACTATATGTTGATTTGAAGATGGGAATCATGTTATATGCTAACATGATACGCTTGTCGCGTCAAGCTCTTTTATTGAAAGCAGGACAACCTTTGTAATGAATCATTTCATACAAGAATTTATCTTCTGGATATTTTTTCACGAATTCGTCATAAGCTTCAAGGAAGCAAGACGTTACCATATTGCCTTGTAAGTCATTGATTTTATAATAATAAAATTCAAACTTATACGAGCAGTGATACATTATGCTGCCATCCTTTTTTAATTGCCCTTTAGATGTTGCTCTTCCACATTGTAAAGGTCCGCCGAAAGAATTGTCTTTCGGGTAATCTTGTCTAGCTGCAAAATTAGACAGGGCTGTTTTTAAATCAAAGTTATCTAGGTATTTTTGAATTTCGGTTAACTCTAATTCAAATCCGTATAACTCTTCGTCGGTCAAGATGGGCATTCTGATAACGCCTTTCTCTTCTGGGAGAAACTTTAGAAACAAAAACTCAGATTGAGTTTGGGCATATTCTGGATATTTTTTCTTAACAGCTAAAGCATACATTAAGTCTTGTAAATTGTTTTCTAGCTCTTTGCCTTTGAAAACTTCTTTACTGCTTTTAAAGTCGCGAATGATGGCTAAACCTTTTTTCTTATATAAGAAGAGTTTATCAATGAAGCCTTTGATTTTATAGCTTACATTTCCTTCTTCGATATTCATATCGAAGTCTTGCTCGCTTAATGCTTCGGTTGGCTTGCCGCGATCTAGCCCATAAAAATCATGCTGCAATCCAGCAAGAGTCATTTCGCAAATCATTTTGATATTTGCTTCGTCACCGATACCTTCTTTCTTCGCATGTTTCCTAACAAGTCTTTCAATAGATTTGCTAGCAAAAATATCTCTCTTTTTAATGACAAGACTAAAATGCTTTTTGTGACGATCCTCTCCAAGACATTCAAAAACTAAATGGCAAATGCTTCCTCTGCGAGCGCCATCATTACTCTTGTCTGGGAGCTTCAGATGGTATTTGCACCAGTATAACCAGCTACACGATTGTGCTGTTTTGATACGACTAGCAGAGAGAGTTGTTTTGTTCTTAGATTCCAAAGTTATCTATTTTCTTTAAAAATTTTTGCAGTCTTTTATCGTTAAAAGCAGTACGGTTCTCTAGACAGAACTCTTTATAAATATTTAATTTTGCTTCCTGACTAGTAGTAGGAGCTTGATACCAGTCTTTAAACGACATTTCTTTTTGCCTCATATCTCCAAAATCATTAGCCAAAGGCAACTGAATAAATAACTGATCAAAGTCAAAAAACTGAGATAGTTTCATGTATATTTTCATTGATGAAATTTTACCATGATTCTTGTCTTTATCAGAGTCGTTATTTGTAGCAATAATGATTCGATCTAAACTCTTAGAGCAAAGATAATTGATAAGCGCTGGTGAACAATCTAATCCAAAAGTAACTAGATTATTTTCATATCCCTCATCTGTCAGAGCCATACTATCTCCAACGCTCTCTACCAGAATGACTTCTTTCTTTTTCTCAATAGACTGATCTACAGTTATCTCTTGAGGAACGAATGCTGGATATACCCATTGACTCTTGACTCCTATGTGTTTCCATTTTGCGAAATCATTGTTCTCATTAATCTTTCTACCGCTAAATCCAATAATTTGATTATCAGAATTAAAGATCGGAAAAACCATGCGCTGATACATTTGGCCATTACTGGCTAATCCGCACTTGTATCTTTTAAGAGTCTCTTCTGAGATGTTCTTTTTGAGATAAAGAGAGTAATTGGGAAAGAGTCTTTGTAAGCATTCTTCTGGGTAAACTTTTTCCATTTCTAGTATTTCTTTCTTAACGTATTCGGTAGGCTCGCTTGAGTTGCGAATATATTGTTTGATGATTTTTGGATCTTTAGTTTTTAGAGTTAATTCGATTAACTTTTGAAACGGCATTGATTCTGATCCAGAAACATAATCCTGCCATACTCCTGTATTCTTATACACTTTTAAAGAGGTTTGATTATCTCCTCCACGGTAAATCGCCGCTGTTCGCCAGTGATTTCCAAAATCTTTTAACCGATAACCAATCTGCTCAAGAGCGGATTTGATATCTTCAGAGTTCATCAAAGTCTGGTGCTGTGTTGCGACCATTATGTTCTGTATCCTCCCCAATATCGTTAAATTCTACGATGTCTCTTAAATCTCCTCTTTCAGTAATGCAAAAGTTCTTGAACTCTAGATTACAGAAATTCTTTCTTAGAACATCTCCTACGCGCACAGCGTCAAGCGCTCCTGCTATATCTTTTCCTAAATGCCTCGACTTAACATTGATTAATTTATGAGTACCGAATCTTACGCCTTCATTTAAAATTTCATCTGTTGTCTTATTTCTAAGAATAAACATGTGTGAACAGAATTGAGTAATGCGGTCAGAAAGAGAAACGATACTTTCATCGTCAATCACATTTTGAGAGTTGCGATTATTGGTGATACCAGAGCGATTAGATTGAACCGATGTTATCATTGGGATAATTGGAAGACCTTCGTGAAGGATGTCTTTCTGCACGCAACGTTTGAACTTGTCCACCATCTCTCCAACAGTCTGCCATTCTGTTTTGTTGGCTCCCATATCTGAAGTGGTTTTAATATAGTCAAAGCTAAAGATCATTTTGTTGCCTCTTCCAACTTTAGAGTAATAGAATCTCTTTAAAGTGTTGATCATGGAATCAACATCTAAACCACCGACATTATAGTAATAGAACTGAAGATTCTTAACTTTAGCCCATACAGACCTTACCTTATCGACTGTTTCCTTTCCTGCTCGTAGCCACTGTCCGCTTTCAATCAAATGCATAGGAACACCGCTAAGTGCAGAGCATTGGCGAGCCATAAGTTCTTCTTTACTCATTTCTCCGTTGTCAAAATGAAGAACTGGAACATTATACTTTAAACTGACCTTGGTGCTGTAGTCCATACAGAACTGAGTCTTACCAACACCAGAACGAGCAACAATGACGGCGATGTTCCCTGGGCGGAGCAATGAACCATACATATCATTGATTTTTGGATGCGGTCCCATCATGCCGAATTCGGTCACTGGATTATTTCCACGATCTTCAATAATAGCCTCCATGTCGTCATAGATATTTTCTGGACTATCGTTTCCAACCTCATATTGATTAATGCGGCTATTGTATTCTTTATCAGCTACCGATATGATTTCTCCATAGCTGCTCTCTGGAGCCATGTTTTTCATTTTACGAGCAATGGTCTGTGACGACTCGTAAATTTCGCGTCGAATTGTATACTTTTTCAATTCTTTGGAAGTCTTAATGATGCTTCCTTCCGCTACTTTCCTCATGCCAAGAGACTTGACATATTCTCCCACATTTAAAATATCATCAAATGAAAGCCCAAGAGACTGAACTCTTTGAGCAATAATAACATCATCAATATCTTCATGGGCTTCTAGGGCTTGCCTAACGATTGTGAAGATTGTTTTATTGATGCTATTGTCTTCGCTATAGAAATCTTTCTCATTAATAAATGCAGAGATTTCAAAATAGTTTTGCGGATTCTTTATCAGCCCCGCTAGCAGTTGTTTTTCGAGTTCGTAAGAGTATATCATGCCTATGATACTACGCTACTCTCAATCGTCATCTTCGTCAAGTCCTTGTTCTTCAATATTTTCATTACCTGAGAAGAAATCTTCTTCATCGCTATTATTTAGATATTTTTCTAAAACTTTACGCATTCCAAACTCTACAATTTGAGAATCATATTTAGCATAAACTAACGGATCACCATCTTCAGAGATATAAGCAAGAATAACTCCCTTATACTTATCAGCGCTACCACTCAACTCGTAAAGTTGATCAATCAAGTTCGACGGCATGTGAAACTTTGGAGATTTAATTAGATTATTAATTGGCATACATTTATATTACAGATATACCCCGTGAGATTCAAAAAATTCTTTATTTAATTCTTTGATGTCGTAAATTTCTATTAATTTAATATTATTGATTTCACAGAACTCAAACTTCTTAGTGTCTCTTTTCAATTGCTGTAAGAACTTTGCTCTACTGCTATGGAAAAATGGAACAAATTTAGTATGCTGCCTTCCTTGAACTTCAATAGCTATCTTTTTATTCGCGTTAAAAAAATCAAAAGTCATGCGAGTATCGACAATTCGAAACTCTTCAAATACAAAATCTTCAGACCAATAGTTCTTTAAATAACGCTTTACCTCATCTTGGAATTTGCTACGGGTTTTAGCGTTCCAATTGATGAGGTAATCTTTAGCGTTTTTTAAATTCTTTTCTTTGCCGTATAAGTTTTTAAATTTCATTTTGAACGAGCTTCTTGAAATACGATACAAGGAATTTCAAAAGTTCGTCATTTTCTTCAATGAGTTTGAATAAATTGTTTTCTCCTTGAACTTTTTCTGGTAAAGAAATACCAGCTTCAGCAAGTAGAGTGACAAATTCTTCACTTGGAGTATACCAAGCTCCTCCTTTAACAACCAATTCCCAAGCTAAGAGAAGATCAACAATTTCTTTTTCGATCCAAATAGACTTCCCACCACTTCTTCCATAACGAATAGGATAGGGAATGGTTAGGTTAGTCTTCTCATTTGGGGATTTTTTAACAGTGACTTTAGCCCAATGACCAACAGGAGGATTCTTGTGAACATCAATAGTTTTTTCGCTAGGATTTTGAAGAATAATATCTCCTTTATAACGAGGCTCAAACTCTAAAATCCAGTTAGCGAAATGCAGCAAAGCATTACCTCCTGTTGCTGATGTCTGGCGAACGGGAGCTTTCGAGTATGGATCAAGTTTAATATCCGCTCTAACTTGAGAGATGAAAATTGCCATGTGGCCTCTTTTAGTTAAGGCGATAGAGAGTTTCTTCATGAAGGTTGCGGCGATCACTGCACCACCAGCTACCTTGGCGCTCTCTTCGAAAGATTTGTCCATATCATTCTTTGCAATCAAACCATCAACAGCGTCGAGAAGAAAACAGAATTTAATTTTTTCTACATTATTAGAGACAAGCTGCCTCATTGCGTCTACTACTGTTTCATAGATATTGCTTTCAAATACAAAACATGTTCCAGCAACCCATTCTTCAGGAGAGAATACAAACTTAACTCCAGAGCGCTTTTGCATTTCTGGAGACAAACGCCCTTCGGCTTTGATATAAAATCCTTTTGAATTTTCTATCTCTAGCAGAAAATTCTTCATAACCTCTAACGCTTCAGAAGTCTTGCCTCCCTCATTCATCCCCACAAACCTGTGGAGTCCTGGGCCAAATCCTCCACCAAGTTGAGTATCTAATTGAAGGGAGCCGCTGGACACCTTGTAATCAACCGTCTCTTCAAAATTATAATGATCTTCTGAATTTTGTTTCAAAAAGCTCTGCAATACATCACTTGATGTGTTCTTCTTCTCTTCTGGATCTTTCGTCTCTTTAGTTTTTCTCATATAAAAAATCTTTAATGTTTTTGATCTTTTTCGCCACTTCTCTTTTCTCTACGGTGGGGTCATCTTTAAGTACGATCTCATCAGTCTTTAATTTCACATCTGAGTTGTAAATCTTGAATCTGTTATCAAGATCTTTGATAATCTTGTCTGCAAACAGAATAGCTAAAGAGTCTCCCTTTAAAGAAAAAGAAGTGTCTCTTAAGAATTCAATACTATATTTCTCAATCAAACGATTGAGTAACACATATTCACGTTGCCAAAATTCCCTCTTTGATTTAAGAGGGACTTCGACAAACTTAGAAACTATGAGTTTCTTATTTGGTTTTTTCGATTTAGCCACTAACTATTATAAGGCCAATTAAGGTCTGACGCAACCATTTTCTCAACGAGTTTTGAAAAAGATGTTTTTGGACTCCAACCAAGTTCTTCTCTTGCTGGAGTTGAATCTCCCCAAAGAAGTTCAACTTCGGCTGGTCGGTAGAATGCTGGATTAATGATAACGAGCTTCTGTTTCGTTCGTTTGTCAATAAACATTTCTTTAATACCATCTCCAGACCATTCGCCATCAATTTGAACTTCTTTAAATGATAGCTCAACAAACTCTCGAACAGAGTGGGTCTCATTAGCTGAGAGAACATAATCTTTTGGGCTATCTTGGTTCAGCATTAACCATACTCCTCTCACAAAATCTTCAGCATCGCTCCAATCTCTTTTGGCATCAAGATTACCAAGTTCCATAGGAAGGAATGGTTCGCGAAGAATAAAGGCGTTGTAGATTCTCGCTACATTCTTGGTGATTTTACGAGTCACAAAATCCTCTCCGCGACGAACACCTTCATGGTTAAACAGGACGCCTTGAACAGCGTAAATATTATAAGAGTCTCTATAGACTTTCACAAGATGGTGGGCAGCGCATTTCGCAGCGCCATATGGGGAACGAGGTCGAAAAGGATGATTAATATCTTGTGGAGAATAAATTACATCTCCAAATTGCTCGCTACTACCAGCGTTATAGAATCGCGTATGTGAAGAGAAATTCTTGATAGCTTCTAAGCAAGAAAGAACACCCATACAGTTTGTTTGCATGTGATTAATAGGCATCTTCCAGCTATTGCCAACAAAAGAGTTGGCTGCAAAATTAATAAAATAATTTGGCCTATATTGTTTTAAGGCATTGTTGATGCTCTCTACATCTGTCAGGTCTAATTCGATCTTTTGGAATCTAGGATGATCCTTTAAGTGTTTGATATTGTCATGATTTTCTACGCTTAGATGGCGATGCGCTCCATATACAAAATTATTTGGGTCTTTTAATAAGAAATCGGCCATGTGAGAGCCGTCTTGACCAGTTATGCCTGTGATTATAATTGTTTTCATAAATTTTTTATTGATTTCTATACCAGTTATAAGTTAATTCTATTCCTTCTTTTAATTTAATTTTAGCGGTAAATCCTAGTTTATTTAATAGCTCAACATTTAATAATTTTTTAGGAGTTCCATCTGGTTGAGAAGTATTATAAATAATCTCTCCATTAAAATCTACAATTTTAGCGATAATTTCAGCCAATTCTTTGATAGAAATATCTTCGCCAGTTCCAATATTAATATGAGAAATTCCTAGCTCATGCAAATCTTTCGCATTAATATTATTCAT